TAGGAAGCCTCAACGCTTTCAATCTTACGTGTACGGACTTGACTTTGGGTACAATCACCCGACTGCGTTAATACGCGTGTATTGGTCAGACGGCGACATTTGGATAGAACCCGTAATTTACGAAAGCTACCTAACGACTTCCGAACTCATTGAGAAATTTAAACAACTGGAGATTGAAAAGACGGTTGACATATTAGCCGACTACTCACGCCCCGAAATAATAGCCGAACTTCAAAACGCAGGGTACAACGTCAACAACGCTAACAAGTCGGTTAAAATGGGTATAAACTTCGTGAAGACCTTCGGGGTGTATTGTCAGGAAGACGAAGCACTCAAAAAGGAATACGAAAACTACAAGTGGAAAAAGGTAGGTGACATTATTACGGAAGAACCCGTTAAGCTATACGACGATGCTATGGATGCGGTAAGATACGCAACGACCTACATTAAGGAGACCTATTACACCGATGACCAATATGTAGCCTTCTAACCATTGACACGCACGTTTACTTAAGAAGGTATGGCAATGACACTAATAGCAGAACCGCAGGACTTCACACCAGCGTACAACCCGTGTAAGTTTATTTACAACAGCACGAATAAAAACAACGAGGGCTTCAGATATATCTTTGACGTTTACGAACAAGGCACGACAAACAAAATAGCTGAATACCGGGTTCTTCCCGTTTATGGTACGGGTTATGGTGAGGTTGACTTGAGTAAATTGTTAGGTGCTAAAGTTGCGCCCGACTTTCAACCCTTAAACACTTCGGAGTTGGACACACCCGATTCACGATTTAACTACGATGTTAAGGTAGGCGAAGAATATATAGTAACGTTTAACTACACCTCATCACTTACGAACAATTCAGGTAACGTAAAAATAACGTGTACGCATTCCTTCGCGGTAGGTGATCAAGTTGTTGTTGACGCAGGGGTCAATACTTTGATAAGTGGACTATGGACTGTGATAGCAATCACGGGCACAACTGACTTTACGATTAACGCTGCATGGTCAAACGTAACCGACCCAACGGAAAACGGAAGTGTTAAGTATGCTGATAATAGAAAGACGATAGTAAGAGACATTGAGGAATCATTAAACAAGTGGGTGTTCAATGGTGCTTTGCCTTGGAAAAATTGGAGGTCTTACGACTTTAATACATATTTGTTAGACGATGTAAATGCGGTCTTCTTAACGTCTTGCCAATTCCGAAACGGTCTTACGATAACACCGAGCCAAGAACTTTGGTTTAATGGCTTTAACAACGGGGTAACGGGTAGAGTAGTGTTTAACAATAGCAACGGAGACTCTTTTTATTACGATGTCAATAACACCGAAATAACTACTCAGTTATGCGTGGCAAGTCCGAACTTAAACTTGACGGTTATTAGTGGCACACTTCCGTTGATTAAGTCCGACACGACTTATTACGACTTTTATTTCATTGACGCGTCAGCACCTCCCGACTCGCAGACCTACACTTTTTACATTGACCAACGTTGTGCAATCAACGACTACTATTTAGTATTCTTGGATAGGATGGGTTCGTGGGGTTCGTTTGCTTTTCCTTTACGATCTTACGAAACGGGAACGAGTACAAAGCAATCCTTTAACAAGACGGTTGAGGGTTACGTTAACGGGACCGAGTGGACGTACACAAGTGACGCGAGTGGAATGACTACCTATTCAAGTACAGTCGAAAAGAACATTCAACTAAATACCAATTGGATGGACGAAGAAATGGCTTCTTACTTTCAGGAACTCATCACCTCACCCGTAGTTTACTTTTGGGACGGCATCCAATACTTAGCTTGTGTAGTTCAAGAAACAGCGTTCGAGGTGGAAAAGCAACGCAACAAGAATTTGATTAAAAAGACGGTTAACGTAAAGTTAGCGAACCAAGACAAGGTTAATATATGAGTGTACAAATACAACTTGAGACGGGCTACCTTGACGTTAAAGAGGGTACAGCCTTCCCCCTTAATTTTGGTGTAGCGGATATTCGTGACGTGAGTAAACGTTCGGGTGCATTTAGTAAGACAATCACGCTAACGGGGACGGCTAACAATCACAACTTATTAAACCACTATTATGACGTAAACATTCAGTCAGGAACGTTTAACATAAACACCTTAACACGTTGCTCAGTAATTCAGAACGGACTTCCAGTCTTAGAGTCTGGCTACCTTCAACTTATCGCGGTTAACAAAGTACAAACGACTGCGGACTACGAGAACGAGGTTGAATATGAGGTATTGATAAAAGACGAATCTTCGGACTTCTTTACTAAGTTAGGCAACAAAGAACTTACCGACTTAGACTTTACAGACCTTAACCACGAATACCGGGCAATCAATGTAGTGAACTCGTTTGGCAATACGCAAGGGGATGGCTACAAATACCTTGTACCGTTTAAGGACTCGAATAACTATTACTTGCAGGAAATGAAGCCTGCCATTTACGCTAAAACTTACTTTGATCGTATCTTTGCACAAGCGGGGTTTAGTTACACTTGGTCCACGTTAACGGCTGCGCACTTCGACAAGTTGATTATTCCTTTCAATGGTGAAAAGTCATTGATTAGCAACGTGGACTATTTAGTAGAAGCAAACACTTCCTTTACTGACTCAAGTACAACTGCGGTATTTATTAACCCAATTACGGGATGGACTGAGACACAAGACGCGTTTAGTTTATTCAACCCCACTACGGGTGCATACGATGTGCCTTTCAACTTGCAAGCGTCCGAAAGTGTAGTCTTTGAGTTTACGTTTACCGCAGATTTAACGCTTGTGAATAGCAACGCAGGAACGGCAACACTTCAATCGAACAACCTTTCTTATAAGCCATACTTTCAAATTGATTTAAACGGCACACCATACGCAACAACGAGCGGTTCACCTGCAGGAATAAGCGTACCTTTTGGAACTACTATACCAGTCGGTAATACTTCAATAGGTACTTTGTCGGGGACTTATTCAATGTTGGCAAGTAACGTAATTACAACGGACTTATTTACCATTAAAGGCGGTTCGTTGACTTTGGACTATTGGACTGTTGGCGGTGTGTTTGCGCAAGTAGGTTTAGAAATAGACTTTACTTCGTTACAACTTCGCGTACTGCCGTCTTCGGATATTCTCGGATATGGTGCTGTCATCAACATGAATAACAGCGTCCCAAACAAAGTAAAACAAGCCGACTTTATTAAGTCATTGTTTACGATGTACAACCTTTACACCGAGCAAGACACCGACATTCCTAACAACTTGGTGCTAAAACACCGTGACGACTATTACGACCAAGGGCAAGAGGTAGACTGGACGTATAAGTTAGCAAAGGACAAAGACCAAGCCCTTCAATTCCTTCCTGAGTTGAGCGCGAAGAAATTAATACTTACCTACAAGAACGACAGCGACGACCCAAACAAAATATACTTTGAGGCAACGAAAGAAATATACGGTCAACTTGAGTTTATCTTCGACAACGAGTACGTCAAGGGAATAGACACGAAAGAAATAACCTTTAGCCCTACGCCAATTGGACTAAGCACTTTCAACGCTTACCTTCCTACGTTATCAGGTGAACCAAAAGTTAATATAAGAATTTTACACGATGGGGGTGTAGGTACGTGTGACGCTTACAACATTTACGACTACGGAACAACTGGAGAAAGTGGTGTAACGACTTACCCAATTTTGCACCATTGGGACGACCCTATTAACCCGACATTCGATATTCTATTTGCGCAACCCGACTACATGTTTTATAACGGGTACAACGTCACGAATAATAACTTATATAACCTATACTGGCGAAGAACGGTTAATCAAATAAACGTTGGTAAGATGTTAACGGCTTATTTCGACCTACGCGAAGACGACATTCAACGGCTCAAGCTAAACGATAAGATAAGAATAGACAATTCTTGGTGGACTATTAACAAAGTAATTGACTACGACTGCAACGCTCAGAACCTCACGAAGGTAGAGTTAATGAGTGTAGACACTGAAATAGATTTAGCACCATTCGCGAAGGGGTCAGTCACTCCGACAACGGTAGGCGACTTGGCAAGCCACACTGGCAGTATTCACTTTAACAATTCATTTGTCGGCAACGTAATACCTTCGACTTCTACAAGTGCAATCTACGGGCAAGGCAACGTAATACAACCAAACGTTAACGGAATCATTGTAGGCAATAACAAAGTACTCGACCAAACGGGAATAAGCACCGAAAGACTTACGGCAGATGTTGCAAAAATTGCAAGTCTTGAACTTTCGGGAGGTATCAAGAAACCTATTACGTTTACCGCTGTAGATTACTACGTCACAGCTAACGACTATTTTATCTTATGTACTGATTTAAACTTAGACGTTTACCTTCCACCTACTGACAATAACGTAGGAGCAATGTATGTAATTAGTGTAGGCGACCCAATTACGGTAACGGTTAGCGTTTCGGGAGGTGGTGACATCAACGCAAGTTCAAGCGTTACGCTAAATCAATTCGACGTGTTAAGGGTTATTAGTATCGGTGGAGGTATTTATTGGGAGATTTAACCAAAAGACGAATTACTTACTTTTTAAAGTATGGCACTACCCGGACAATACAACATCAAATACAAAACACGAGTACACCTTCAACGTGCAATTCAACAAGAAATACAGCGTCAAGGGTTAGTACAACTTGGGACAATGAAAGACTCAATCCGTATTTCTGCGGGTAGTG